TTTTTAGGTAAAGCGAATCGGAGGCTACGGCCTCCTTTTTTGTCTCTGAAGTATTTAGGTAGAAATGCTAAAATATTTCTTGACAAAATGGTTAAATCTTGGTATAATATGTTTGTGAAATTGAGAAATCACAGAAAAATTTTAATTTAACATAAGGAAAAAATATGGCTTGGACAGATGAAGCAAAAGCAGAAGTAATCGCAGAATATCAGGATAGAGAACCTACTCCTGAAAATAGTATGGATATCGTTAAGGAATTAGCTGAGGAAACTGGGCAAACTCCTAATGGTGTGCGTATGATTCTTTCAAAAGCAGGAGTTTATGTAAAGAAAGCTCCAGCAGCAAGTGAAGGTGGTGATAAGCCTAAGCGTGTGAGCAAAGCAGAGCAAATTGATAAGTTAAATGGTGCCTTAACTGACGCTGGTGTAGAAATTGATACTGATATTATCGAGAAACTTACTGGTAAAGCCGCACTATACTTCTTTGAAGTAGTAGATAAACTTAACAAGGAAGACTAATGGCTACGCGTGGGGTTAAGGTAAAAGCAGGAGAGGACTTAACAGACAGCAGTGTCAAAAGAGTAATCGAATTCTTAGAGGCAGAAAAACCCATAACTAAAAAGGAAGCCTGTAAAATGCTTAACATTAGTTATAATACTACTCGTCTTAACAACATTATGGAAGGCTACAAGGATAGAGTCGCAATGACTAAACGCCTTAAAGCCAAGAAACGAGGAACACCAGTTGCCCCACTAGAGTTAGAAGGCATTGTCCTTGACTACCTAAAAGGCACATCAATAGTAGATTTGGCAAAACGTAATTATCGTTCTACCTTATTTATTAAAGGTATTATCGAAAAATACAATGTACCCCCACGAGCTAAGGCCTCAAGTTACTTTAGCCCCGAAATGCTTCCAGAAGAAGTATTAAAAGAAGAATATGAACACGGAGAGATGTGCTGGTCGTCAAGATACAATACTTTAGCTTCCATTGATAAAGAAATACAATATGATAAGGAACATGGTAAAGTATACCGTATTTGGACATATGGCAAAAACTCTCAGTATGCATGTCAACCTTGGTACGAGTTAGGTAGTCTAACTCACTTGGAAGATGAGGGAATAAACGTAAGACAGGCTGCTAGTCAAATGGACTATGAGTGAATTATACAATAGAGTAATCTATGAAAATGAAGTTAAAGGAGAGCAATATAGGCTAACCGTTTCTGAGTTCAGAGAACAGATGTACTTACATATACGAAAGTATTATCTTAGTTTCGATGAAGGGTACTTACCCACTAAAGAAGGAGCTTGTATACCAATGACTATAGGGTCAGTGGCAGAACTATTTGACGCATTAGTAGATTTATTATCAGAAACAGAAGTAAAGTTTAGTTTCGCTAAGGAACTAAGAAAAGAATTGGAGGAAATTGTACATGACGGACATCTCGACAAAGTTGAGAGGGGCTAGTAAAGCCTACTACGACGGAAAACCCACAATGTCAGACGAAGACTTTGACCTTTTGGCCGAAGCTCATAAGTTTGAGGAACTGGGCGCTCCTGTTAGTGATCGCGTTAAGCATACATACCGAATGTTCTCCCTACAAAAGTATTATAAGGGCGAAGGTAAAACTCCTTTAGAGGGGTACAGTAGTAATATTATTGAAACCCCTAAGTTGGATGGGGCGGCTATCTCAATCTTCTATAGTGAAGGTAAAGTTAAACAAGTTTTAACAAGAGGTGATGGCTTTGAAGGATTAGATATAACTAATAAGTTTATATTTAACCAGCCTGTACCCTATATGGTTAATAATATGGGAGAGTTCCAAGTTACTGGAGAGATTGTAGCTCCAAAAGAGATACCTAATGCTAGAAATTATGCGGCAGGTGCATTAAATCTAAAAGATACGCAAGAGTTTCTTAGTAGAGATTTAACTTTTATTGCATACAATGTTCAACCTAGTATGAGTGATTCTTTCTCTCAAGATATGTACCTATTAGAGTGCTTAGGTTTTAATGTAGTTACTAAACAAGACTGGAAAGAGTTTCCTACCGATGGTAGGGTATTCCGAGTGGATAACTATGAAGACTTTAAGAACTACGGAGAAACTTCTAAACACCCGAAAGGTGCCTATGCTTTCAAAGAGCGTAGTGCAGGAGTTCCAACAACGTTACTTGATGTAGTTTGGCAAACAGGAAAGTCGGGTAAAGTTACTCCGGTAGCTATTTTAGACCAAATAGAAATTGAAGGGGCTAAGATAACCCAGGCGACTTTGAATAACATTAAGTATATAGAGGACTTAGGGTTAGAGATAGGGTGTACCGTAACGGTAGAAAGAGCGGGAGGTATCATACCCCGAGTGATAAAAAGAATTTAATTATAACCTCAGGTAAAATAGTTCTTGACAAAATGGTAAAACTTAAGTATAATATACATATATAGAATGAAAAAACAAATTTATAAAATAATAACTCAACCAACTAAATGCCCAGCGTGTAACGCGGACTTAGTTAAAGTTAAAGACCAATTATTTTGTAGAAATGAAAGCTGTGAGGCACAGTCGTCTAAGAAGTTAGAACACTATGCGAAAGTTTTAAAGATTAAGGGTCTAGGCCCGAAGAGTATTGAAAAACTTGGTATCACAACTATAATAGACCTATACGATTTAACAGAAAGCACATTAGTAGATGTCCTTGGGAAAAACGGAGTAAAGATTTACTCCAACATCCAAGTCAGCAAGACTGCAGACCTAGCATCATTACTGCACGCTTTCTCTATAAATTTAGTAGGGTCTACAGCAGGTAAGAAATTATCTGCAGTTATATCCCACATTGAGCAATTTGATGAGGAGAAAGGAAAGCAAGCAGGGTTAGGACAGAAGACTATTGAATCTATCTTAGACTGGGTTGCTAAAGAGTATTTCGGCAAAGGCATCAACAAACTGCCTTTGAGTTTTAAATCTTCTGAACAAGAAAGTAGCCCAGTAGAAAGTAATGGGCTTAAGGTTTGCATAACAGGTAAGCTGGTTGACTTTAAGAACAGGACAGAAGCGGGCGAATATCTCAAGTCTAAAGGTTATATTATCGTATCGGGCGTAAGCAAGAATACAGATATACTAATAGATGAAGAGGGTAGACAATCAAGTAAACGAACAAAAGCCGAAAGTCTAAATATAGACATCACAACAATTAAACAACTTATAGGAGATTAAAGAATGGCAAATTCTATTCCAAAGTGGACAGACGAACGTACTGACACACTAACATCACTGGTTGGCGACACGTCACCAGTAACACAAGCTACAGTAACTAGTACTGCATTAACATTAGAGACTACTCCACGTAGTATTTCTTCTAAGTTACGCAAGATGGGTTACGAAGTAGAATTAGCTGCTAAAGCTAACACACGCGCATATACTGAAGCTCAGGAGTCTGAGTTAGCAGATTTTGTTAATGACAATTCTGGTCGTTATACTTACGGCGAAATCGCTGCGATGGTATTTGACGGTGAGTTTAGCCCTAAGTCAATTCAAGGCAAGTTATTGTCTATGGAATTAACTGAAGCAGTTAAGCCAACAGTACGTGAAGCTGCTGCACGTACTTACTCAGACAGCGAAGAAGCTACTGTATTAGAAATGATCGGTAATGGTGACTTTGTTGAGGATATCGCGGATGCTTTAGGTAAAAGCATTAACTCTATCCGTGGAAAGGCTCTTAGTCTTTCTAGAACTCATGGCGTTTCTATGCCTAAGCAGCGTGAGTCACACGCTAAAGTGAAGACCGACGCTTTAGAAGCTCTTGGCAGTGTTTCTGACATGTCTGTTGAAGATATCGCTGATGCGATTGGCAAAACAGTACGTGGCGTTAAAACAATGTTGACACACCGTAGCATTTCTTGCTCTAACTATGATGGTGCGAAGAAAGCTGCTACTGCTGCTGCTAAGCGCGCTACTGCATAAGTAGTCCCGCTTAATAAACAGCTTTAAGGGACAGGTAGCAATACCCGTCCCTTTTTTATTCTCTGGAGAAAGGTATGAAAATAATTGTAGAATATGAAGACATGGACAGCTTAGTACCGGATGAAGTTGTAAGTCAAAATCTTGACTACTTCGGTCCCGGAACTACAGTAAAAGTGGCTCCAACGTATGACACCGCTAATGCGTATATCTATTTTGGTATTCAAGGATTAATTACCCAAGAACAAGTAGAGCTGTATCATGACGCAGGAGCTATGTATAAAAGTAAGCTAGCAGTACTTAGGGAAGAAATTCTAGAAAAGCTAGAAATTGAATTGAATAGAGTTATTATTGATAATGAAGCTAAACTAGGATAACTTAATATGGCGGATATAGGAAGTGTTGTCCTGCACAAGCTCTTAGAAGAAAGGAGCCTGGATGCTTGGACACGTTTAAAAGCAGCGTTTTTTGGGTCTTCGCATACCTCTATATATAGTGCTATTAATAAGCATTATCTTAAGCATCAAGAAATTCCTGGTTTTGAGGACTTACTACTACTAACAAGAGATGGGCCTTTAAAACGGGCATTGAAAGCGTTAGAAGAGTTAGAAACTCCAGATGTGGACTTAGACCTTGCTATTGAGGCATTGATCAATGAGTTCTCACAGAACGAGGCGCTACTACAGATTGATAAATTTGTAGATAGAGTTACAATGATGGATACAGACGAGGTAAAGGATGAGATTGCCCATATCCTTATGTATCTTGATGAAAAAACGCATACAAGTGAAAAGATTGCCACTATGTCGGACATGAACTTATTCAATATTGAGGAAGCAGAGCAGTTATTCCCTATGGGGCTTAATAATAAGTACGACTCCGCATTAGGCGGGTGTGCTCCTCAAGAATTAGTACTCTTCGGAGGGTACCGAGGTTCTGGTAAATCAGTAGTAAGTACAAATCTTATGGTCAATCAATACTTAATGGGCAACTCAAGTGTGTACTTTAGTATTGAAATGAGAGCGCAAGAAGTGTTCTCTAGAACCATGAGTATACTAGCAGACGTGGAGAACACAAACTTAATGAGAGGTCAAAGCTCACAAAGAGACATGATGACCCTAGCTCACCATCGAGCAGAAATGTTTGTGGATGCTCAAGACTTACTAGAGGATTATCTAGTACACAAGGACTTTGATAAGTTTGAGCAGAAGTTAAATCACGAGAAGCTACTAAAGCCAGATAATCAAATGGTTATTATTGATGACCAAAGATTGACTATTCCTAATATTGATTTACATTTACAAAACTTTAAAGCACAGTTTGGAGATAAGCTAAAGCTAGTAGTTGTAGACTATGTAAATCAGATTGTTGCAGATGATATGTATAATTGGCAAACACAACTTACGCTAAGTAAAGAGTTAAAGAACTTAGCGAGAAAGCATAATGTATGTATAGTTGCCCCGTACCAAATCGATGCAACTGGGGAAGCAAGATACTCTAAAGGTATATTGGACGCAGCTGATAGAGCTTTCGTTCTTAAACCTCAAGAACATGAAACAGGTATCTTTAGTTTCGAAACCACAAAAATGAGAAATGGAACTCCAATGAACTTCTCTAGTATGATTAGTTGGCAGTCCTTGAAGATTTCTCCAGTAGATGTACCTTTTACTGATAGAGAAGGGGGTACAACAACTACTAAAAGGAAAGCCCCTAAAGCTAAACAATTAAACAAAATGTCAGACGACCTATCTTATTAAACTATGAATGCAGAAGAAGTATTAAGTGAAAGAAGTGTACAATTCTCTAGTCAAGGAGCAGACCTTGTAGTAAAGTGTCTAAACCCTGAGCATGAGGATGGTAGTCCTTCCATGCGTATCGATAAGATTACAGGTGCCTTTCATTGTTTTAGTTGTGGGTTTAAGGGCTCTATCTTTAAACACTTTGGGTTAGTTAATGACCTAAAAGATGTTAGAATACAGAGTATAAAAAAGAAAATCTCCAAGTTACTAGCTGCAGACATTTCGATGCCAATAGGCTCAGTACCTTTTACAGAACCTTTCAGAGATATATCTGTAGAAACACTAAACCGTTTTGAGGCCTTTACACATAGAGACTTCGAACACCGGATAGTATTTCCTATCCGGGATATTTTAGGTGAGATAATCATATTCATAGGTAGACACATGCACAGTAATGTTAACCCTAAGTATATCCTAACTCCCCCTAAAGTATCACCTCCTTTATTCCCTAGTAAACCAAAAATGTTACAAGGGTCGATAATTTTGGTTGAGGGTATATTTGATATGCTCAATCTACAGGATAAAGGACTTTCCAACGCAGTGTGTGCCTTTGGTACTCAAACACTATTAAAAAGCTGGGAAGAAAAGCTAGACCCTTTCAAATTATTAGGTCTAAATAAAGTATATATTTTATTTGACGGAGATGCCGCAGGGCAAGTAGCAGCTAAGAAGCTGGACAAAGAAATAAATAAAGAATATTTAACAGAAATAATAAACCTACCCGAAGGGGTAGACCCGGGCGATCTATCTGAAGAAGATGTTTTAGCCTTAAAAGAGTTGGTTTACGAGAAAAATAATTCTTGACAAAAACCTAAAGTTTCTGTATAATATACATTATAAAATCGAAAAAAGGAAATTAAAATTATGAAAGTAGCAATTATCGACAAAGCCCCATCTAACACTAACTATAGCACATACTTTGACTTTGAGTTTGAGAACTTACATATGTCAGATACTAAAATTAAGAAACTATTAAAGAAAGATATTACTTTAGAAGTAAATCTTGACGACTACGACTTTGTATTACTTGTGGGTTCTGAAGCGGCTAAGAACTATGCTAAAATTACTTCAGTTACTCAATATCAAGGACAATTAGTAGACGGTAAGTTCTTACCTATGATTAACCCAGGTATGCTTTCTTTTAAACCAGAAGGTAAGCCAGCTTTTGCACAAGCAGCTAAGAAGATTAGTAAGCATGTTGCGGGTATAGTAGATGAAGTAGTAGAGGGAGAATACGAAGGTATTGAAGATGAAGTTCGTGCCAAAGAATACTGTCAAATGGTATTAGCTATGACAGATATTGATGCAATTGCAGTGGATACAGAGACTACTTCATTGTACCCCAGAGACGGTTACGTTCTTGGGATATCTTTATCACATAAAGTAGACCAAGGTGTATACATTTCCACAGATTGTATTGATGAAGAATTAGAGTCCTTATTACAACAATTATTCATTAAGTACACAGTAGTTATGCATAATGCTAAGTTTGACTTACATATGCTTGAGTACCACTTTAACTTTAAGTTTCCTAAAGTTGATGACACAATGATTATGCATTATAACTTAGATGAAACCCCAGGTACTCACGGACTAAAAGCTTTAGCTATGAAGTATTGTAAACACTTAGGGGACTATGATAAAGCATTAACAGAGTTTAGATCAGATTACTGTAAAACTCATAAGATTAAGCAGATGGACTTTACCTATGACTTAATCCCCTTTGATATCCTATCTAAGTATGCTGCGATTGATACAGCAGCAACTATTGAACTATATTTTAAGTTCAAACCAATTATTGATAAAAGCCCTAAACTAAAGAAAGTCTACAGTGACATTCTTATCCCAGGTATGCGTTTCTTAAAAGAGATGGAAGATAACGGGGTACCTTTTGATAAAGATAGATTAGTAAAAGGCCAAACTAAAATGGCGGAACAAATTAAGGTACTACAAGATAACTTATACTCATACGAGGAAGTACATAAGTTTGAAGAAAACCAAGGCAAAATATTTAACCCTAATTCTCCTATGCAATTAAGAGTTCTTCTTTTTGACATATTGGGTCTAACACCCGTACCGGGAAAGAAGACCGGTACTGGAGCAATTAGTACAGACGCTGAAGTCTTGGAAATTCTATCTAAAGAACACGAGCTACCTGGAGCTATCTTGGGTATTCGTAGAGCTAGTAAGATTAAAAACACATACTTAGATAAGATTATCCCCGCACTTGATGCAGATAAGAGACTAAGAACCGGTTTTAACTTAACATCTACAACTTCGGGACGTCTGAGTTCAAGCGGCAAGCTTAACATGCAGCAACTACCTAGAGATAACAAGATTGTTAAGTCGTGTATTAAAGCACGCCCAGGGTATAAGATTGTATCACAGGATTTAGCAACAGCAGAGATGTATGTAGCTGCAATTCTATCAGGGGACAAAGCCCTACAAGATGTATTTATTAGTGGCGGAGACTTCCATAGTTCAATGGCTCACCGTATCTTCCAACTACCTTGTGCAGTTGAAGAAGTAACCAAAAAGTTTAAGAAAAAGCGTCAAGCTGCTAAAGCTATTTCGTTTGGTATCTTATATGGTTCTGGACCGCAGAAAGTTGCGGAAACTGCTGGAGTTAGTTTGGGAGAAGCCAAAGACGCTATTAAAGACTACTTTGAAACATTTCATAGGCTAAAGAGTTGGTTAGATGAGTCACAGAGATCAATCAAACAGAACCAGTTTATCTACAGTGCACTAGGAAGAAAGCGTAGAGTTCCTAATGTTATATCCACAGATAGAGCAGTAGTAGGACACGAAGTACGAAGTGCAGTAAACTTCCTAATTCAGTCAGTAGCTTCAGATATTAACCTATTAGCCGCTATTGATATGCAAAACTATATTAAAGAGCGTGGTATGAAGGCTAAGATATTTGCTTTAGTACATGACTCGGTATTAGCCGAAGTTCCCGAAGATGAATTAAATGAGTACAATGCTAAGTTAGCAGAATTAACACAGTTGGACAGAGGAGTAAGTATTCCTGGTACACCTGTGGGGATTGATATTGAAATTGGAGACGATTACTCATTTACTGACCCTGAGGTAGTTTGGGGATGATTGGAAAACCCTTAGAAAACATTAAGTACCCTGTGTACCCTTTAAGGGGGTATACAAAGATAACTGATGTTAATGGAGTGGTCAAAGTATATACTCAACACAAAATGTATATTATAGATGACCGAAACTTAGAGGGGAAAACTTTAGGTGAGCGCCGACTACGCTTGAAAAAGTTCAAATATCCGTTACTTACGAGCATATGTACTGCTAAAGATGTAATTATGAGCCCTAAGAAGGTTTTTATAGATGATGAAGGTACGATATTCAAATATGTAAAGACTAGAAAGGCAAGGCTTATGTACAGACAAATAGCTGAGTTAATAAGACTACCCTTTGGTAGTACAAAGATTTTAGTAAGAGGTATAAACTCCCCTTTTATTATGCATCAAGATATCCCTTTGGATTACGCGTACGCGGGGTTACTGCAGTTTGATGGGGGTTATATACTGTACGAAGTATCCAAAAAGAAGAAGGAGGACTCATGGCGAAGAGTATAAATAAAGCAGTTCTTAGTAATAGAATATATCTTAATGTAAATGATGACTTAGTAGAGATACTAGAAAGAACTCTAACATATGAGATAGAACAAAAAACGGGTAATCCTTTAGACTCTAATGTTTTAATAATTAGAAACGCTGTTAGAATTAATAAAGACTTATACTCTATACCTAGTGGCAGAGCGGACTTAATTCCTAATGACTATACGATAGTAGATAAACAAATAAAACTTAAAGCTACTTTCCCCAAGTTCAGATTTGAACTAAGACCAAGCCAACAAAAGATATATGATGAAGTGACAGGTTCGTGCTTAATCAATGCTCCAGTTAGTTATGGTAAAACCTTTCTAGGTTTAGCAATCGCTGCCAAGATGGGGTATAAAACATTAGTCATTGTACATACCATAGCATTAAGAGACCAATGGGCTAAGGAAGTAGAGAAATGCTTTGGTTTTAAGCCGGGGATTATTGGCTCGGGTAGGTTTGAGGTAGACTCTCCTATCGTTTTAGGTAATATTCAAACTATACGAAAGAGAGTACCTAAACTAATAGAAGAGTTTGGTACGGTGTTGGTGGATGAATGCCATCATACTCCTGCAGCAACTTTTACTGAGGTACTAAATAAAATAAAAGCAACAGTAAAAATAGGCCTATCGGGCACACTGCATAGAAAAGATAATAGGCACGTAGTATTAAAAGACTACTTTAGCTTCACGTTGTTTCAGCCTCCGGTTGAGAACTCAATGAAACCAGAAATATTCATACTAAATACAGGTATATTCTTTAGTAGTAATAGAAACATTCCGTGGGCTATTAGAGTAAATGATCTAGTAGCTAGAGCGGACTATAAAAAATTAGTCGCCGATGTTGCCCAAACACAGGCAATAAAAGGGCACAAAGTATTAGTAGTAGCAGATAGAGTACAATTCCTAGAAGATATATCGGAATTATGTGGTTCTAATGCTATGACTATAACAGGCAAGACAGAGAATAGAGACGAGATGTTGAAATCTATTGATACAGATAAAGATATTTTATGTGGTAGTATTAGTATTTTTTCAGAGGGGATTTCATTAAGCTCTCTCTCATGCTTAATTCTTGCAACACCTATTAATAATGAACCTATGCTAACACAGCTTATAGGTAGAATTATTAGAATAAAAGAGGGTAAGAGAACACCAGAAGTTATTGACTTGAACCTGAAAGGTTCTACTGCTAATAACCAGGCTACTGCACGAGCTGGATTATACCTAAAGTTAGGCTATAAAGTACATAACCTAACTTAAAAATATTACTTGACAAAAAGGTTAAACTTTGGTATAATAGTCGCATAAATGATAAAATATAATTGGGAAAAAATAAAGCGATGCTCGGGTGGTAAGCCCAAGGTTGTGCTAGCTCTGATGTATTTAATAACAAAAGGTGTTGTACCTACTAAGTGGGGCAAGTACCTAAGGGATTTAAATCTAAAAGGAATACAGGGGGATAGTTTTATTTTGAACCCCGAGGAATTATTAGAGTCTTTAGACTCCTATAGTGAATCGGACATTATAATGTATATTCACTTAGCTAGTCTAAGAAATTATACAAGTTATCACTTAGAAGGTAATGCAAGTTTACCGCTTTTACATGCTGATATACATGAAAAATATATACAACAAAACGGACTACTAGAAATAGTAGGAAATATAATACACTTTAAATACGAGGAAACAAAAAATGGCAATTAACTTTAAAAAAATCAACGGTAAAGCAAAGAAAGGCGGAGCAGAACTACTAACACTAGTTGACGGGGATAATACTTTTAGAATGGTTGGAGACATTGTAGCGCGCTACAATTACTGGGTACAAGGCTCTAATGATAAAAATATTCCAATGGAATGTTTAGGTTTCGATAGAGAGTCTGAATCTTTTAAGAACTTAGAGAAAGATTGGGTTCGTCACTACTTTCCAGAACTTAAGTGTTCTTGGGCATACGCAGTGATGGCTATCGATCGCGCAGACGGTAAGCTAAAACTTCTTAATCTAAAGAAAAAGATGTTTGAGCAAATCCTAACTGTTGCAGAAGAGTTAGGTGATCCTACAGATACAGCTACTGGTTGGGATATTACGGTAAACCGTAAAAAGACTGGACCATTAGCATTTAACGTAGAGTACACAGTTAAGCAAATGAAAATCAAAGCTACTCCACTTAGTGAAGCAGACAACGAGTTAATCGCAGAGTTAAAGCCGATTGACCAAATCGTAGCCCGCCCAACTTCAGATGAGCAAAAGATTTTTATTGAACAAAATATCTTAGGCAATACTGATGAAGTAGCGGCTGAAGTAACGAAGGAGTTTGAATCTGCAGAGGATTTAGGTTAATAGTTACTGCTTTAGAAAGGGACGTATTATTGCGTCCCTTTTTTAATTTTAGGAGGAAAATATGAAAGTATTATTCTCGGCGGACTGGCATATTAAATTGGGACAAAAGAATGTACCAAGAGAATGGCAGAAAAACCGATTTCACTCAATGTTCAAGAAGTTACACGAAATAGAAAAAGACGTTGATTTAAACGTTGTGGGCGGAGACGTATTTGATAAAGTACCTAATCTAGAAGAATTGGAATTATTCTTTGACTATGTGAGAGGTTGTACTATTGAAACAGTTATCTTTGACGGAAACCACGAAGCAACTAAGAAAGGACACACCTTTCTAACCCAACTGCAAACAGTAGTTAACGGTCTAAACCCTTTGGTAAAGATTGTAACAAGTAGTTGTTCTATACATAATATGGATTTCATTCCATACACAGAACTAAAAACTTTTAAAACTAAAGATTTTAGTAACCAAATTTTATACACCCACGTACGGGGCGAGATCCCTCCACACGTATCCCCAGAGATTGATTTAGAGATTTTAGAGCACTGGGATAAAGTATTTGCGGGGGACTTACACGCCCACTCAAATAGTCAAAGAAATATAGTGTACCCAGGTAGTCCTTTAACTACATCATTTCACCGAAAAGAAGTTCAAGCAGGAGTACTTATTTTAGACTCTGAAACTTTGGATTACGAGTGGATTGACTTAGAACTACCACAATTACTACGAGTAACAGTAGATAATGAAAAAGATATGGTGAAGACAGACTTTCACCACACCATTTATGAAGTTACAGGAGATTTATTATCACTAGCAGGATTGGACCTCGATAATGAATTACTAGATAAGAAGATTGTTAGTAGGAATAGTGAAGCTACTCTTCTTCTAAAAGATATGTCTTTAGAAGAAGAGTTATTCGAGTACCTACAAAATGTACAAAGTCTAGATATTACAAAAATAGAAAGCATACTAGGAGTATTTAATGATTTATCTAAAGACGCTTAAGTGGGACAACTGTTTTTCCTATGGAAAGGGTAATTCAATTAACTTTGATGATTCCGCAGTTACTCAGCTAATAGGTACAAATGGTACGGGTAAAAGTAGTATTCCTTTAATACTTGAAGAAGTATTATATGGAAAGAATAATAAGGGGATTAAAAAGCAGGATATTCCAAACAGATACTTAGAGGAAGGTTATCATATAGAGCTAAAATTTAAGGTTGATAAAGATAAGTACGAAATAGTACTAAATAGAAAATCTAGTATCTCTTTGAAAATATCCAAAAATGGTACTGATATTAGTAGTCATACTACTACAGCTACATACAAAACTATTGAAAACATTTTAGGTTTAAACTATAAGACGTTTTCACAACTATTCTATCAAAGTGCTTCTTCTAACTTAGAGTTTCTAAAAGCTACTGATACTAATAGGAAGAAATTTTTAATAGCGTTACTAGGGTTAGATAAGTATATTGAATTATTCGAGTTATTCAAAGATAAGCACAAAGAGTATAATTCATCTTTAGTAGCTATTGAAGCAAGTTGTTCTGTTATTGATAATTGGTTAGCAGAAAACGCTTTAGAAGATACTACTCCTATGAATATCCTAGAGGTTCCCGAAGATGCTGCTAAAGAAGTGGAAGAGTATACTAAACTGAAAGGTGAGTACGATAACGCGGAGCAAATAAATAAAGATATTAATAAGAATAACGAGTATATGAGAATGCTTAAAAATGTTGATATTGATGAAGTAGTAAAGCAGGTGGACAAACCTGAGTCCGTGGACTCAGAGGTCCAGGAGAAAGGCTCTCTAACCTCGCAGTCTGCTGCTAAGAAGGCTTTGATTACAAAACTATCAAAACTCGACTCTCAATGCCCTATGTGTATGCAGTCGGTAGATGAAGAGTTTATTACAGATTTAATCTCCAAAGCTAAAGAAGTTATTAGTAGTAATACGGTACGTATTGAAGAGGTTGAAGATATAATTACAAGTGCCAAAGCGGAGCTATTAGCCTACCATACTCACCAAAAAGTAGTAGCAGACTTCGAAAACTTAAACAACTTGGTAGATAGTACAAAAAGTACTAAGTTAGTAGATAGAGATAACGCACAAACTAAGATGATAGTTTTGAAGGAAGCAATCCAACAAGTACGCAAGAACATTAAAAAAGCAATAGCTCACAATGAAAAAGCGACTGCTTTTAATACCAAGATAGACGTGATTTTAGAGCAAACTGCTGATTTTGAAGAAAAACTACGCATTAAGACTGCAGAATTAGAGGAGCTAAGAGAATTAGCTGCTATAGTAGATATACTAAAGAAATCTTTTAGTACAAACGGCTTGATAGCTTATAAGATTGAGTCTTTAGTTAAAGATCTAGAGGATGAGATAAATAAGTACCTAGCAGAATTATCTGCTGGAAGATTTCAGTTGAATTTCAATTTGAAAGGTGAGAAGTTGAATATTCAGATAATAGATGAAGGTAGAATAGTTGAGATAGAGGCTCTCTCCAGTGGAGAGTTTGGCCGAGTGAACACTGCTACATTACTTGGAATAAGAAAGGTAATGAATATACTTTCCAAATCTAAGTTGAATTTGCTAATCTTAGATGAGGTTATGGGAGTCCTAGATGACTCAGGCAAAGAAAAACTAGTTGAGATACTGCTTGAGGAAACCGAGATCAATACGTTCATTGTTTCGCATGAGTACACTCATCCATTGCTTAATAAAATTAATATCACAAAAGAAAACAATATATCGAGGTTAGAAAATGGTTGATAGTAGGGCTAAAGGAAGAACTGCGGAGTATAAAGTTAGGGACTTACTAAGAAAGAGGACAGGGTTAGACAAGTGGGAGCGAGTTCCTTTATCTGGAGCAGGGCACATCAAAGGAGATGTATACTTAGCTAACTCTTCTAACTACTATTGTATTGAAGTAAAGTCTTATAAAGATGACCAAATACATAGTAATCTAGTAAACGACACTAAGTCTCAGTTAGAAAAGTTTTGGGACCAAGCAGTAAGAGAAGCTAAAGAAATGGCAGCAGAGCCTATCTTAGTATTTAAGAAAGATAGGGGCAAGTGGTTAATAGCAACAGAAGTAGGGGAAATGATTACACCAGAGCTAATCTTTCAACCAGATGAAGAAACAACTTTACACATATATTTATTTGAGAAGTGGCTAGAAACCAAGCCATCAAGCATATTTAAAAAGGAATACGAATGAAATTTAATGATTTAAAAGCGTCCCAAGAAAGGGACAACCTGTTAGTAGTAGATGGACTAAACTTAGCCTTTAGGTATAAGCATAGTGGGTCTACTAACTTTGCGGCGGATTACTTGAGATTAATACAATCTCTTGCTCAATCTTATAGTGCAGCCAAAGTTATTGTTACTTCGGACTGGGGGAAATCAAGTTATAGACTTGCTGTAGATGCAGAGTATAAGGGTAATAGAACAAAACTTAGAGAAAAGCAAACCGAAGAAGAGAAAGATGCGTTTACAGCTTTTATACAAGAGTATGATAGAACACTAAAACTAGTTGGCGAAGTCTTCCCTGTAGTTAAGTTTAAGGGGGTTGAGGCGGACGATATTGCAGCATATATTGCTAGTAAGTTTGATGATAATGAGTTAGAGCATTGTTGGTTAGTAAGTTCAGATAAAGACTGGGATTTATTAATTACCAACTTTATCTCTCGTTTCTCTTATGTAACTAGGAAGGAAACCACAGTACAGAACTTCGAAGAAACCCATAACTGTACACCAGAAGAGTTCATTAGTATGAAAGCTTTAATGGGGGACACGGGAGATAATGTTCCGGGAGTCTCAGGAGTAGGGGCAAAACGTGCTTATGCTTTAATAAGAGAATATGGTAGTGCTTTAGATATTTATGACCAAGTACCTTTGCCCGGAAACTATGTATATATTAAAAACTTAAACGCTTCAGAGGATAGAATTTTAATTAACTATGAATTAATGGACTTACTTACTTACTGTGAAGAAGCTATTGGAGAAGACAACGTTAAAGAGCTAGACGAATTATTGGAGAGATATGTTAATAACTAAAAGGAATGGGAAACAAGAGGAGATGGACCTAGATCGTATCCATCAGATGCTTGAAAACTGTAAGAAAGAGGATTTAGGTAGAGAGTTAGATGTATCAGTGTCAGATACAGCTTTGAGTGCACATATTAAGTTCGCGGAGGGAATGAAAACCTCCGACATACAGCAAACGTTGATTAAGTCTGCAGCGGAGAAGATTTCTCCACAAACTCCAGACTACGCTATTTTTGCGGGTAGATTACTAGTAACAGAGATGCGCAAAGAGTGTTATGGTAGTTTTGATCCAGCACGCTTTATTGACTATATTCATGCTAACGTAGCCTGTGGACTGTATGACCCTAGTATTCTAGAACTATACAGTGAAGAAGAAATTGATATGTTAGAGTCTGTAATAGATTATGATAATGATTTTAATCGACCGTACAGTAGTATTGTTCAATTAGACAGTAAATACTTGATTAAAGATGCAAAGACAAACAGACGGCTAGAGATGATTCAAGAGACGTTTATGCTTATTGCAAT